CCACGATGCACTTGTACTAACTCTAAACTTACTTTACTTAACGATTTAGAAGCCTTAGTAACAAAAAACACAGGATATATAAGTTGTCCATTTTTAACAAACTCTTGCGTGTAATCAAAACCAAATGCAAGTTTACCACCTAATAACTCGTCTATTCTAATATAATCCCCAGTTTCTATGTGCATATAACTAGGAGGTAAATCTATTTTAGCTGTTAGATGTTGGTTAGCATACCACATTAGTAATCTTCTTTGTAATTTTCTTGCCGTGTCTTTATCTCTAATATAATCAGATTCTACTTCTAATTTACCATCATCATCTTTTAATCCATAATATGCAACATCATAAAGCATATTAGGAGTTAATTCTTGTGTTAGTTCGTCTAATGTATCTACAAAATTACCATTATTATCTTCTATACCATAAGAAGTTTCTTCAGCAAAATCACCTGATCCATAATCTTTTTTGTATTTAATATTAACTTGGTTTTTAACATCTTCTAATTTTGTAAGACCAAAAGAGTATTTAATAACATCTAAACTACTAACAATCTCAAACTGCTCGTAATCTTCTATATTTTGTTTTAAATCAATAAACTTAAAATTACCAGAACTATCAAAAGAAGGTATATAAATTGACGATTTACATAAGTTATCTATTACATTTTTAGCTTCTTGTTGTTCTATTAATGTAAAACTATTAATCCAATCATCATCTATATCTTGATTAGGAAAGGTAAAGTCTTTTTGATAATCAAGTTCTGTTTTTAATAAGTTTTGTAATATTTCATAAGGTTTAGTCATAACCTTTTCGTTATTATCTAATCTACCTTTAATGCTACCATAAAAAGATTCTTGTGTGTAATCTGTAATGAGTACGTCTTGTAACAAATAAAATTGTTTTAAGTTTGCAATAACTGATTGCATATCAAAAACATAATTTATTGATGGCAATCCCCATTGTATACTATCAAAAGCATCAGTTCTATTAAACTGTCTAATTTGATTGTTATACAAATCGCCACCTAAATCATCATTAGTGTATCTAAATTCAGAATCAAAATTTTCAAATGTATGTTGATGGTTAGGAACTTGACAATAAGTTTCCCAATCATCTGTATCAGGATAATCTTCATCCCATTTGTTTTTATCTGTAATCATATCTTCAAAAGATCTATTATCAATATGTTCTCTTGTAGTCAAAGCTCTTTCAGCCCAAAAAGTTACAGGATGAGGTGTTTGTGAGCTATATTGATTTTCAAAATTATTAGGCGTAAAATAATCGATTTTATAAAATATTTTTGAAGCACATACATAACTACCTATATCTGCAAATTGTAATCTCGCAAAACTACCCCTAGTGTAATCGCCAGTACCATTATTTTGTGAAGTTAAATGCAATCCACTTGTATTATTTGCATTTTGAATCCATTGTACTGGAAATGTAGCTACTTTATTTTGTGATTTATAATTATTATCTAATTCTTCGAATGTTCCTTCTTGATTATTTGTATTACTTTCATTATTTAAATTAGTAGGTTTCCACCAAGAAAATGTAGCATTTGGATTTGTTTCATCCCAATCTGCATCATAGTAAGTATCTCCAATACTAAACAAGTTATCTAAATCTTGCTCGGCTGAATCATTAGTAAAATTGTATACTGATTTTGTGGCATCTAGCATTTCATTGTTGTTAAATCCAAAAAACTTATTACAAGAACCAAAATACCAATAATTTAAACCTGTATCAGTTTCAAAGTGTAACGGACTATGATTACTAGCAAAAAAAGACACTTTTTCAACAGGTCTATAAATTCGTGTAGGTATACCTTGTTTATTTTCATCTAAATTTTCACCTAATACCCAACTTTGATATAAGTTATCACCTACAATATTTACTTTTGCTGAATTGTCTACAGTAGAGTTTTCAAACTCATAAATAGGCATATCTTCATAATAACCAGAATATTTCATACCAAAATTATATGGCAATCTTTCAGATATAGGTAAATAACCATCTTTATATACAAATATGTGTGTGTTTTCTGACAAATAATTAGGGTATAATATAGTTTGTTTAATATATGGATTTAATTGTTCTATATTAGCCACATTAGTCCATAATCCACCTATTTCTGTATTAGACTGTTCTATTATCAGTTCATTGTCTTTTGTAAGTATTAAAGGCGATTTATCAACATAACCATAAACTAATGGAAATGGTTTGCCTTGACTTTCGTCATCATATACATATTTATCATCTATAGTAGTGGCTGGTATTTGTGTTTTAAGTTTTTGTTCAGTTAGATCTTCTAGTGTAAGGTTTATAGTTTCTGCCGATTGACTATAACGTCTAATAGTACCAGTATACACTAAAATACAATCATCTAAGGTTTCTAATCCATTAGCAGCATAATACACTTGTACTACTGCATTTAATAAACTAGGAATATCGTCTGAAAAAATCTTGCCATTATAGGGAGCATTTGATATAGACAGGGATACACTTGAAATTGTGTATTTATTGTTTATAATGTCTGCTTTTGAGCTAATAGAAGGACTATTAAGTAGTAAACCCTTATACGCTTCACCACCTATGTTTGTTTCCTTAATTGATAAATTAATTACTTCTGTTGCCGAATCTAATGGATCATCTATCTGCACACCCTTATAAATCCTAACCAAAGGGTATAAAGACGTTCTAGTACCATTACCTAGTGCTTGTTTGAATTTAGGAGGTAACGTCAGCATTAACCGATACCAAAATCGCTACCTCTACGGACAGCTTCTTTAATTGATTCTGCAAGTTCACCTTCTACAAAATCTTGTGTTAAAACATTACCTGATACGTTTACATTGATGTTTCCACCACCACCTGATTGATTCATTTGGTTAAGTGTTTCTAAGCCGATAGATTCTACTGCATTTCTACTCATTACAAATTCGCCACGTTCTGCTTCTATAATAGTACCACCTTGTGAGTGTGGTCTACCACCTACATAACCCCCTTGTTCAAACTTGCCGTAAACTGCACCACCATTTCCAGATGATGCACTACCTAATTGGTTTCCAGCGTTTCTT